TAGCAGCATTACCGATGCCCTGCGCCGCGCCAAAGCCGGTTTGCGAGCCGCCCTGAAGAAGCGCCATCTGATTGGCCCGGTTGGCCATAAACCGGTTATAAGCGTTGCCATATTCTTGGCTGGCCAGATCCTGCCCGAACCGCTGCGCCGCTTTTAGTGCCGCGCCCGACTGAAGACCAGCCTGCGCTGCCGCCGTGCGGTTGACCGCCTGCATTCCCTGTTGCTCACGAAAGGCATAGCCTGGATCCATCTGGAGCTGATTGATCGTAGGCTGCTGCATGAGGCTGCCCGAATCTGCGCCAGGGCGAAGACCCATCAGTACGGCCAGCCGGTTCGTGGCTTCAGTGCCAAACTGCTGATAAGGCTGATAGGCAGCCGTTGCCTGCTGCTGGCCACGTTCAAGCGCCTGTTGAGCCTGCGCGGCCTGCATGGCCTGCGCCATCATAGCCTGTTGCGTAGCCTGATTTTGAGCGTTAGCGGCGGCTGAAAAACCCATGTCAGTTCTCTCTTATCAATGTTCCGTCCGCCTGCGGGACAAAACCTAGTCTATTCAAGATGTTATACATAAAGTCGTGTCCTGGCGTCACCCGCGTAAAAGCCGTGTTCGTCAGAATATCCTTTAAGAGCCCTTTTGTCAGCCAACGCCGTCTAAACTCAGGTAATATAGATACATGAGTTTCACCGTCTTTGGAATAGACCGCGCCGATAACCTTGCCGTCACGTTCTATAGCTTTAACATCCCAGTCAGCGGCAACCTGCACATATTGGCCATAGGACGTATCAACATGCCAATCAGTGGCCTCAAATCCGACCATTAACGCGGATTCACGATCATTGATTAGCCGCGTCGTCATTACGTCACCACACGACCGCTGGCGCGGATATTGATGCTCGTAGCCGCGCTGGCGACGGTCGAGATGAAGCTACCGCTGGACAGGATATGGCCAACGATCTCAGGGAACGTATAGCACTCGCTTGGCTGAAGCGTCTTGGTCTTGACGATCAAGTTCTGATTGCCCGCCACGTCTAATACAGTCACAAGATTGACGCTGATCGTTGCAGCCGTGACGCTATAGTTAGTCGCCGTAAATTTGTCGATAATGGTCGTAACGCCAGTCGACGTGTATTGCGTAGTCTGGACATTTTCGGCGGTCTTGGCCGGGATGATATTTGTTGCGGTAACAGTCATGGCGCACCCTACGATAAGCGGCGAACAGGTTCTTGGTTAAAAGCAACGACCTCATTGCGGAATGACTCAGTAGCCGCCGCACCTTGCCGCACTTCTTTGGCAACTTCGATCTGAAGCATGGGAAAAGCCGATACGGCGCACATCCATTCGTCAACTTCTTTGCCCGTATTAGGATTAGTCCCGCGCAAAAGCGTGAACCACGCGCATTTAAGTTGCACGCAATCCTTTTTAATAAGAGGGCAAAAGTTTCCGTTTTTCAGTTCCATTAGTTTTTCGCCGCTACGATTACGTCTACATACTGAACGGCTAAGTTAAGAGCCGTGGCTGTAAGACTATGTGTATGCGGCAAACCGCCGCCCGCCGCGCCTGTAGTAAGACCAGAAGCGTTAATCAATGCTTGATATGTAGTGCCGCCATTAACCACAGTAACGCCGCCGGCGGCTGTATATGAATGCGTATGCGAAGGGATCTGCGTTATATCCAGCGTAGTATCACCAACGGTGCCGTTAATGGTTTGAGATGTAAACGCAGTTGTAAACGGAACAGAACCGCCGGTTCCGGCTGTTCCAGACACAACGCGCAAAGCCTTGTTATTGTCAGTTGTTATTTTTGTCCATCCGGTAGGCGCAGCAGTCTGCACAAACAACATACGCGTGCCAGCAGGCAAAGACGCCCAAGCGCCGGAGAAAGTGGTAAACGTGGCCGATGTCGGTGTCGTAGCGCCAATAACGACGTTATTGATAGAACCGCCAGATATGGCGCTTCCCGATATTGCGGTGTTGGCAATAGTGCTATTGACGATAGAAGTATCAACAATAGTGCCGCCTGAAACGTAACCAGTATTTGTAACGTCATCAACGGAGTATATTTCAACGCCGGTAGAATCGGTCAACTTTATTTTATACATAGTAGCTGCAGAGAACCAAAGGTTACATTCGCCACGACCATCAAGAATTATCGGGTTAGTATTAGCCGATGCGCCAGACGCGTCAGTATAAGTAGCCAACGGCGTAGTCGTCCCTGCCGCGTAAGTATAAACTTTACCGCCTACAAGGGGCTGGCCATTGGCGTCAAAAAATTGAGCTTTGGGGGCGGGGCCAAGATTAGCCATTAGCGTTGCATTCCTATGTTATCGGTCACGGTCAGAATAACAGATGGAATAGCAGGCACGGGGGCCGCTGCCGCCACTGCTGTTATCTGACAAGCCGTGCTAGTAGTAGACCACATGAGCCTAAAATAGTCACCTTCGTTCATATTAAACACAAAATTCCACGCGGCGATAACAGCCGCATTGCTTCCAACAAGGGTAACTTTTGATCCTGTTCGAGCCTGCGTTGTGCCATTAATATCGGCCCAAATGTAAACGTCTTGCGCGGCAGCAGGCGCTTGATCCAACTGAGCGGAAAATTGAAAATTATAAACGCCCGGTCTGTCTACATATACGCGCGATGTCGGCGTGCCAATATAGACGCCATTAGATAATTCGGTGGTGTCAAAAGACACAGGATATGCGGTATTAATGACCGCAGCCGTCTGGGTAGTTGAGTCTGAAAAAACGCCGTATCGCCCATTAACGACTTGTGGAGTATGAGCAGGAGCTACATCAAGCCCGTCAAGCCCGTTAAATACAACGAGTTGTTGCGCCATCCATTCAGAATCGGTCGGCGATACGCCAAAACCCTGTAACGCGGTCTCTATAGATCCTTGCGATGCTTCCCATCCAGATTCGTTGGGGGTCACGCCAAGAGCTTGAAGTGCTGCGTCAACAAGCACTTGCTGCGATTCAAGCTGCGATTCAGGTTGCCCAACTTGAACGTCTGTCAACGATACTGCGTTACTGCCGGAACCTGATAAGTTGAATAGACTAAAGAAAAACAAATACCATTCACGCGAAATTAACCCTGTTCGAGGGTCAATAATCGGAACGCGAAGTGCCGGGATCTGCGTTATGTTTAAGGGGCTATTAGGCATTTGTCGGGCTCAAAATGAGTTCTGCGCCCATAATCGCAATCTTAACCGGATCTGTGCCCGATACTTCATATACGCGGTCGCGGATTTTCATGGTCATGCCCAGCCGACGCCAAATCGTTCTAAAACCATACCGGCCGATCTTGCCCATAGATTTCCAATGTTCGCTAGACCAAGTATGACCGCCGTCGTCCGACCAACGCAGCATAACCTGCGGGTTAGCGCCATCAGTGGCAGAAAAATTTAACAAAAGATTATTGCCAGATTCAGTAGTTATTAATGGCCCCGCTTCAGAAGCTAATAAATCAACAATGATCGTAGTATAATCGTAGCCGTCTAATCCAACGCCAGTTTCGCAATCTAATTGCAAACTATGCTGCGTCGTGCGTTTAAGATCGTTTTGGCCAGTAGGAAGCGCGCGCCAACGACGAAGCCATTTTTGAACGTCGCCGTTGTCCGTATATTTAGCCATATCAAAGGCGTATATATTGCCGTTCTGATAATCACCAACAACAATTTCACCGTTGAACGCCATCTGACAATTACTACGATGCCGCGTAAACTGGTCGTATTGCCAACTAGCACGTTCATGCCAAGCGCCTGTGGCGACATCATAAACCCATGTCGTGTTAGCCGTAGGAAAGATCAGCACATAAAACGAATGGCCATCCTGTTGATATGTATAGCCTATGGCGTCTGAAATATCAGAATATTGCTGGATGTGCCATTCAACGGCGTGCGTGCTTATGCGCTGACCAGTATACCCTTGTGACCGGTAAACTATGCCCTTACCGCGTGCGTCTGCGCCAAGCCAGAACAGCCCGTTATCAAGTTTTGCGACTGAATACGCCGCTGCACAACCAATCTCGTTAAACGCGCCTTGAATACGCGCGAGAGGAAAATCCAAGAGCCCGGCGTCATACCAAACTTCAACTGAGTTTGTGCCGAAAAGCCAGACTTCGCGGTGGTCAACAATAAGCGATACAAGACCGTCAGGTGAGCCTTCGGCGCTGGCAAAGTCTAGTGGGTCAACTGAAAGACCGTTGAGCAAAGAAGTAACCCAAAATCGCTGGCTATCAGGTTCATTGAAAACAAAATACCCGTCGATATATCCCACCGTGAC